GTCGCTTCTCCACTCTTTATTCTATGTAGAAAATCCTCTGTAACAAGATAGTGTAGCTCATTAAAGGTTTCTTCTGTCGCTTTTCTAGGTAGTTTCTTTAGTTCTTCCATTATTCTGGTAATAAGTTTTTCTTAACAAGTACAACTAGCTTGTCATCCACAGTATTATCTGTAGATTTTGCATATGCTTCTAGTAATTTGACTATCAGTTCTTTAACTGCTGTAGTTTTAATAAAAGCAAATAGGATGGGTTTTACTAAGGTTATCATTGGTGTTAAAAGGGTAAAAATTTCTTTTTCTTTTTAGGTGGTTTTGTTTTGACTATAGGTACTATATCCTGACACATCTTAGAATTAGTTGAGCCGGGTCTATACATAAAGCCTTTTTTCATTAAATCTGCACATTTATGTGCTCGTGTAATCTCGAACTCGAGCTTCATCTTCTCTTCATATCTCTTAGCCATCTCTTTGCATTGCTTGTATCCTGACTTATCCAGAGGAACCATAAAGTTCACTTGAAATCCCCAGTTCTCAGCTATAGTATAACTACTAGGTTGCATGTATTCATCAAACGGTTTGCTGTGATTACCCATATAAAAAGGGCTAAACGTCATAGTAGATCCATTACATTGTATGTTTGGACCATATATCTGACGTGAAGATGCCCCATTATTCTGAAACTGCACAGCTTGGTTAGTTACATTACCCGTAGCTGCTGCTACAGGGTTACTAACATTAGTATCTTCTCCTTCAGCAAATACAGGTGTACTTATTGCGAGAAGATAGAGTAAGAGTTGGTAGTAGAATCTGTTTCGATAGTTCTGTCTATTGTTATTGTTTCTATTGTGCCTGCTGCTCTTTCTGTTATTGATAGATCCCATTCTGTCGAACCATCTATAATTGAGAATGTTGTACCTTCTGCACCAATCGCACCACTGGGTGTAACATTTGTTCCAGACCAAGTGGTTACTGCTGCTCCTAGTACGTCGTGTTCTATCGTTTCTGTTACTGTTTGTTGGGTAGTCGTTGTCGATTGCATTGACCCTGTAGTAAATTGTGGGGTCACTGTGTTTGCTCTTGCGGCTGCGGGGGACAACAGGGCTAAGAGGATTATCCATTTAGTCATGTCTTAGGTTTGTCTTTTGTTTCTTTTTTGCCATTACCTGTGGACAAGCCAAAGGTAGCGAGTGCTCCAGTAAATATTGAAGCTGGGAATGTAATATCCCCACCGGGACTCTTTTTAACCATGGGTAGTTCGACATAATTTAGGGTTATGATAAACCCAGACCAGATAACGACACCAAGACGAACCATCGCCCCCAATACCACCATCTGTTCTTCATGATCGTCTATTCCTTCTTTGATTCGTTTGAAGAGTCCTTTTTGTTCTTCCGGTTTTTTCTCCATTTAGCGATCTTATCTTGTAGGAACTTTTGGACTTTTTTACGTATCCATTCTATTAAAGGCTGTGTAAACGTTGTAGCTGCCACAGCTGTAATAGCCGTTGTAACAGCCGTAACTATCACTTCCGTAGAAGGTTGAGGTATCGGCTGTTTAATAAACGGTATTTTAAGTGTAGGTGGTGTGGGAGTCTCTTCTACAGTTTTGACAGGCTTATCTTCTTGATCTCTAAGATCGCTGGGTGGAACGACCATAGGTTTATAATAAGGCACGTCTGCTGTAGGCAGAGGTATAGATATAGTTTTTATCTCAGGAACTTTAGGAAGCGGTACTTGCTGCAACTTCTTCCTCGAACTCCTCTTCTTCTTTGATTAGCTCTTGAATCTGATTTTGTACTTCTAATGCTGCTCCAGTTGCTATATCAAATTCTCTAGAGAGTTGAGCACGTCTTAATTCAAGTTGTTGTAATCTTTCTTGTAATTTTTCCATGGGTGTTAAATAGAATTAGTAAAGTTTCTTACCATCAACAATAGCTTTGTCAATAGCTGTAAAGTCTTCTGAACCCCAGATAGAAGTTTTTTCATCTAGCTTTTTGTAGCCTTTGATTATTTCAAGATGATCTACATTACGCTTGATCCTAGCTTTAAATTCGTCTGTAGTTTCCCATTCCCATTTTGCGACACCTATTTCAGTAACGCTATCGCCAGCAGCAGAATAAATTTCTGCGATTTGATCTTTAGTTAGTTCTTCCATTGTTTTTAAAATAAATAATTTGTTTACGCAGCTTCGAGGGCTGTAACTTTTGCTGATAACTCTTTTATAGCGTTTACCATGTGCCAGAACAATTCATCTGTTACAACTGTTTTAGCACCTCTTTCTCCTGTCTTAACTGAATTAGGTAAAACAGTTTCTAATTCCTGTGCAATAATTCCAATTTGCGTTTCTGTAACTCCTTGTTGTATTAACACTTGATTTAGGTTATCAGCTTTTGGAAATTCTTTTATATCTACTGTGTCATCTGAGGATACAGGAGATCCATCTGTATATTGTTTGTACTTAAAGTTTCTTACTTTGACTTGATTAACAATTTCAAGACCTTTTGTATTATCTACAATATCTTTTTTCAATCTTCTATCAGAAGTTGTTGACCAAGCAGTATTGTTGTTACCCTGATAACACGCACCACTAGAATTACCATATATCCATGTATGAACATTACCAGCTCCTGTACCATCTCTAGCAATAAAAAGTTGGCTATTACCGGTAGTAACTTGACCACTACCAGCTTGGAATCCTAAGAAAACATTGCTGCCTCCAGTTGTAACAGTATTTCCACTATCTGCACCTAGGGCTGTGTTTTCTCCTCCAGTTGTGTGATCTTTTAAAGCTTCGTGACCAAATGCAGTATTATGATCTGAATTATTGTCTTCTAAAGCTCTAAATCCAAAAGCAGTATTTTGTGCGCCAGTTTGATTTGCTTCCAATGCTTCAGTACCAACAGCTACGTTTTCTGCTCCAGTTGTGTTTGATGCCAAGCAAGAACTACCGACAGCAGTATTATTAGAAGCTGTAGTGTTTGCATCTAAAGCTACTTTACCTATTGCAGTATTACCTCCTCCAGTAGTATTTGTTCTTAATGCTCCAAAACCAAACACTGTATTATTACTTCCAGTAGTATTCGATCCCATTGAGTTATAGCCTACTGAGGTATTTTCTGCTCCAGTTGTGTTCACATCTAAAGCACCAGTTCCAACAGCTACGTTCTCTGAACCAGTTGTGTTTGCTTCCAATGATGCAAAACCTACAGCAGTATTATTAGAAGCTGTGTTTAGTTTTAAAGCATCTTTACCAATACCAGTATTATTATTTGCAGTTGTACTATCTCTCAAAGTATTTGTCCCAACTGCACAGTTAGATGTTCCAGTTGTGTTTGAAGTTAAGGCACTTGTTCCTATAGCAGTATTATTAGAAGCTGTTGTATTAGCATCTAACGCACCAGAACCCATTGCAACATTATTTGCACCGGTTGTGTTTACTCCTAAAGCACTATAACCAACAGCACTGTTTTCTGATCCTGATGTATTTGTGACTAAGGCACTACGACCTACAGCAGTATTGTAACTTGCAGTATTAGCATGTAAAGCATCTGCTCCTAAAGCCACATTATCACCACCACTTGCATTTGCAGTTAAAGCATTATATCCAACGGCAGTATTGTTATTTGCAGTTGTGTTAGCGTCTAAAGCAAAAGTACCCACAGCAACGTTTTTCGTTCCAGATGTGTTTGCTGCTAAAGAGCCATCACCACAAGCGGTGTTATAATTACCTGTATTATTACTTAATGCATGAGAACCAAAAGCAGCATTATTAGTGCCTGTTACATTATTCTCTAGTGCGAAGTTACCAACACAAACGTTTCTAGTTCCAGTTGTGGTTTGGTTTAGAGCTAATCTTCCTAAAGCCACATTATCACCACCAGTTGTATTACTAGCTAAAGCACCTTGTCCTACTGCTGTGTTAGCCGTTCCAGTTGTGTTAGCTCCTAAAGATTGATTACCTACAGCAGTATTGTTAGAAGCTGTTGTGTTGGCATCTAACGCAAGAGAACCTAAAGCAGTATTTTGCGTTCCAGTTGTGTTTGCATGTAAAGCGTTGTATCCAATACCTGTGTTATTAGAAACAGTATTATCACTTAAAGTGCCAAATCCTAATGAAGTATTACTACCTCCTGTTTGGTTTGAGTATTGAGATGATCTACCTACAGCAGTGTTACCCCCTCCTGTTGTCACACCAGCACAAGCAAAATATCCAACCGCAGTATTGTAATCACCAGTAGTTTGGCTTGTTAAAGCTTCACCACCAATGGCAGTAAATTGAGCAGCAGTTGTTGAATTTTGTGCAGCACCGTAACCAACAACAGTTAAATAATTATCACCAGTATTAGTATATGCAGATAACGCATTTCTACCTATTGCTACGTTTCGATCTGAGGCCGTACTAGAACCCATAGCACCAGCACCAATAGCTACGTTTAAATCACCAGTTGTGTTTGCATCTAAAGCACTTCTTCCAACTGCAACGTTATTACTTCCAGTTGTATTGGAATAAAGAGCTGATGAACCGATAGCTGTGTTATTGTCCGCAGTCGTACTAAGTCCTAAAGCATCAGCTCCTAAAGCTGTATTATGCTCACCTGTTGTATTTGTTATTAAAGAACTTGCACCAAGAGAAGAGTTGTAAGTACCAGTTGTGTTTAGTCTTAAAGCTTTATAACCTACAGCAGTATTATTAGAAGCTGTTGTATTATCTGCTAACGCATTTTGACCTATTGCCGTATTTTGACTTCCAGTTGTGCTATCTTGCATAGCATCTTTACCAAGAACTACGTTGTTATTACCTGTAGTATTTGATGGCAATGCACTTTTACCTACCGCTGTATTACCAGTTCCAGTTGTGTTTGCTGATAAAGCGGATTTACCAACTGCTGTGTTATTTGAAGCGGTTGTATTTGCATCTAAAGCGTTGTGTCCTACGGCTACGTTATTAGTTCCAGATGTGTTTTCAAAAAGACTTAGATAACCCACAGCAGTGTTGTTAGATGCTGTGTTTTTATTTAATCCATAACTTCCAAAAGCTGCATTTTGAGCACCAGTTGTATTTAGACTTAAACTAAACGGCCCAAAACTTGAATTATGATCTCCAGTTGTGTTTGCTCCTAAAGCACCTGAACCAAAAGCTGCTATACCCTCAGCAGTAGTAGTTGCATCTCCAGCAGATGCACCAACAGCAGTGTTGTGGTCTCCAGTAGTATTTGCTGCTAAAGCTTCATAACCAAAGGCACTATTGTTGCTAGCAGTAGTATTACTCTCTAAAGCTTCGTGACCAAAAGCACAGTTATTAGATCCTGTTGTATTTAGTCTTAAGGCTTCTCTACCAAAAGCATTATTATAACTTGCTGTAGTTAAAGCTCCTAAAGCACTTTTACCAAAAGCATTATTTTCAGAACCAGTTGAAGCATCTGTTAAAGCATACGCACCAACAGCTGTATTACCAGAACCTGTTGTATTTGCATCTAATGCGTTATTACCTACGGCTACGTTTGTGTTTCCAGTTGTGTTTGAAAGTAATCCGTGATAGCCAACAGCAGTGTTATTATCTGCGGTAGTATTAAGTCCTAATGCAGAACGACCTATTGCAACATTATAATCTCCTGTTGTATTAGAACTTAAAGAAGTTCGTCCATAACCTGTGTTGTAATTACCTGTAGTATTCGATTGTAGCGAACCCATTCCAAAGGCACTGTTTTCTCCACCTGTAGTATTCGCTCCTAATGCGTTAAGACCAACCGCAGTATTATCATTTGCAGTCGTATTAGCATCTAAGGCATTTGCACCTACGGCTACGTTGTTTGTTCCAGTTGTGTTTACATTTAATGCTGCCCAACCAACAGCAGTATTGCCATCAGCAGTTGAGTTGTATTGTAAAGACCTTTCTCCAACAGCTGTGTTTTTATCACCTGATACATTGAAATTTAAAGCATCTTCACCTACAGCAGTATTAAGAGTTCCAGTTGTATTGTCAGCCATCGCACTCTTACCAACAGCAGTATTGCTATTGCCAGAAGTATTTGCTGTTAAAGCAAATTTACCAATCGCTGTATTATCTTGACCAGTAACAGCAGCATCTAAAGCATTTTCTCCAAGAACAGTGTTACCAGCAACAGAGTTTGCTCCTTTACCTACGGTTACACTATTAAATGTTACGTCTCCAGTTGTACCGGTTTGTTTCATAAGTGGTGTACCACCAGCAGTACTTCCATCATGTACTACAAGCGTTTTCTTTGTTGTGTCTACGGTAACTTCTCTAGCTACACCTGTAAACGAATTGTGCTCAGAAGTTGTACCACCTCTGAGTTGTAATTGATCCGGCATTTGTTTAGATTCCTCCTAAGTTGTAAGTTGCAGATCCTTTTGCAAGTGAAGCTCGAATACCGGGAATATTCTCAGTTGAGAACACCGCACCAGATATAGCGAGTCCACCTAAATTTATTGAGTTTGAACCAGCAGATGCTGTGTATAACGCACTAAAGTCTGACGTTGCAAACCTTGACGCATCTACAGAATTTTCTGAGATACCTTGAAAGGCAGATCCATTAAAAATTCTAACCTGTTCACTGGTGGTATTAAAATATATGTCACCTTGATTTATAGCATTACTTAAAGGATCGGTAACTGGATCAGATGCAAGTGCTCCAAAATATTGACCTTTAAAAGTATTTAAGTCTGATTCAGCTGACGTTGCACTAGCGGCAGCATTAGTTGCCTGTGTCGATGCAGTAGTTGCACTACTTGCAGCTGCGGTTGCACTACTTGCTGCGGCAGATTGACTACTAGCAGCAGCAGTTGCACTGTTAGCTGCGGCAGTCGCACTGGTGGCGGCCTGACTAGCTTGAGTGGAATATAATTCATCAGATCTCTTAGCAGAATAAACTTTATTATCACTTGTAGACGTACCAGAAGTGACTACAGCCGTACCACTCATGTCATTGATGACAGGAGTTGTTAATGTTTTATTAGTTAGTGTTTCTGAACCTGTTAATGTACTAAAACCTAAACTACTAATATCACTAGCTGTTTGATCTGCTGTAGCTCCAGTTTCGATACCGTCAAGCTTTGTGTGGTCAGCATCAGTAAATACATTACTATCACTAGCACTATTAACAAGTGTTCTTATTTCTGCTGCGGTTTGGTCTGCTGTAGCACCAGATTCGATTGCATTTAGTTTAGTCTTCTCTGCATCTGTAAAGACATTACTGTCTGTCGCATTACCAACAAGTGTTCTAATCTCAGCAGCAGTTTGATCTGCTGTAGCAGAAGCTTCTATCCCATTAAGTTTTGTATGGTCGGCATCAGTAAACACGTTACTGTCACTAGCTGCTTCGACAAGTGCTCTTATTTCTCCGGCTGTCTGATCTTGTGTAGCTCCAGCTTCTATTGCATTTAACTTGCTGTGATCTGCGTCAGTAAACACATTACTGTCACTAGCATTTTCTACAAGTGTTCTAATTTCAGAAGCTGTCTGGTCTGCTGTTGCAGAAGCTTCAATACCATCTAGCTTAGAATGATCTGCGTCTGTAAATACATTACTGTCGCTAGCGTTACCGACTAAAGTTCTTATTTCTGCTGCTGTTTGGTCAGCTGTAGCTGAAGCTTCAATACCATCTAATTTAGTACCATCAGCTGATACATCTCGACCATCTACAGTTCCAGAAACAGTAATATTTCCAGTAAGAGAAAGGTTTTGTGAACCAAATGCTGCACTTATTTTTGTACCAGCTATTGCTGCGGATGCGTTTATGTCAGCATTGACTAAAGTACCATCTTTTATCTTAGCACTTGTTATTTCACCATCTTTTATATCAGATGCTAATATTGTTTGGTTCTGATTTTCTTGAGCAGCATATAAAAGTTGTGTTTGGTTGTTGTTAAGATCTTCTGCCTTAACTGATGAGCCTGCCTGATAGCTTGCTTTAGCAGTGTCTACATCTGTATCACGATAGATACGAATTGAAGCTGGGCTTGTTGGAGCTGTGTCAAAAACTACATTTCCACCACCAGTTGTGGTGTAACCAGATATGGTAAAAGTTGTAGTACTCGCACTCGCACCAGAAATAGTACGATTGTCGTAAGTTACGCCGTCAACTTCTACTTTAATATCTCCGACTTTATAAGAAGGAAAAGAAAACGATCTAGACGCAGCTCCATTTCCAGTTAAATCTGTGAATGTTGTTGCCATTTATTTGTATATGTTAAGTAGGGTAGCTGTTTGATCTTTTTTTGCAAGCTGTAACTCTTTCTTAACACGTTGTTCACGTATTAACTGTGCAATACCAGCTTGGTCGTTAATTTCACGCCATGCACGTTTTCTTGCTTTATCAAACATTCTTTTTATAATTATGTTGTGATAATAGTCTCTAGCATTGTACTGTCCACGTTTGCCCGCTTTAATGTCTCGATACATTTGATCTATAGATGCTAGTATTTTAGGATCTGTAGCCAGTTTATCAAGTTCACGTTCTAGATTTTGTTGACCTATAGCACGTTGAAACTCAGATCTAACTCTAGGAGAGTCAGTTAAGTTTGTACCGTCAGGTGCATAATAAGTAGATAAACGTAAGTCATAACCACTATCAAATAGCATGTTTCTACCGGGGCTTTGATCTAGACTAAGACTTACTGGACTGACTGCATTAAATGCACGAGTTAAGAAATCCCAATCTTTTAGAGGTTTACCATTAAGAAGATCATACTTAATAGGTAATGGTTGGTTGCCGTCTAATTGAGCAAACTGCTCGTTAATTAGGTTACGGTTACGTATTGATTGATCTATACCAGATCCAATCTCACGCATGTATGGTAAAAATAGTTTACCTAGCTCGTTACGTAAACCAGCTAAAGGTACTTGGTTGTTCATTAGCCCGGCTATAATTCTATCAAACTGCCCG